CCAACACGCATCGGGGCTATTTGAGCTTTTGTCGTAACGACCGAAGACAAATTAGCTGTCGAGCCTATGCACGCAGTTGTGCCGCCATCAATGGTTGCTGGCGCCATGAACAATACATTGCCCGCAGTGTTTGGAACTAAACTCGCATTGTAAATACATTCCAATGCAGTTTGTGGCACTAAAGTTGTTATTACACCTACGTTCTTAAAGGTGGTTGAACCTGTGGTTGCGCTCGATGGAATAGTCACACCTTGAGTAGATGCGCCTGTGCCTGCGTCATACCACATTGTGCGCAATGCTTGTGCGCCAGTTTGAAAAAATGGACGAACATGCGTGCTGCCATCCATTGAAACAGAACCAATGTAACGATATACATCATACCCTAATGGCATAGAAGGGGCAGCAGTTGGAGCAACAAGAGACATCATTGCGCTACCTGTGTTAAAGCCTCTAGAGTCGGCAATAGCAAATACTGAATACATCTTGCTTGCTGCAATTGTGCCAACGTCTAATCCGCCTGCGCCGTTAACAGCCGTATTAACAGTTACAGCTATGCTAGTTGTAGTGTTATTTAAACCCTGTTCGCCGCCAGCATTAGTTGCGCTTGAATATTGTGATACGCCCATTACGATGTCTACGGTGTTTGTAGAATCACGTACCCAACCAAGACCAACTGAAAAAGTGGTGGTAGTTAAATATTTTAAACGCATACCATTGATATACGTGTTGCCAGTATTAGCAATCGGTTGTTGTGGGTTAACCGCTGCGCCTGCTGCTGCTGAAGTTGCTGAAGTCATAATCTTATCCTCTTAAAAATTCATTTAGCCAAAGGCAATCCCCGCTTTCGCGGGGAACCAATTTAGTTACAGTGGAAATATTACTGACATGGCATATTCCGGAACCATTGTGTATCCCCAAATACAGTCATGTGCCATAATTTGTTGGTTTTGCCCGAGCACAGTTCCCCAGTAACATCTCATGCTCACGCCAGTATCTTCATCAAAATTGCTCGCTGAATAGAAAGGCTCTTGAGTTGGCAGAGTTGGCATCGCTAAAAACACTGGTTCTCCAGCATGCACAACACCGGCACGATGACTTGGAAGCACTGTTGCTTGCATTCCAGCTACGATATTCACGTTGATATTCATCGTATCGCTAGATGATGCCTGTACAGCACCTGGCAATAATGGTGGATACAATGTAACTGTTACTTGTGAGCCACCAGTAGAAGCTGCTGTAGCTGCTGCTGCAAATTGCACAGGAGAGTTAGATTGGAAATGCCCAATGAATGTTAAGAAGCGTAGATTAGGTTGTCCGCTTACGTTGTCGCTAAATTGGAACTTGTCATATTGCAATACTGAGCTTGCATCGGTTGCAGCGTGTGTACCAGAGAAAGTAATCGCTGTTATCTCGCCTGCAGCATTAGTAGTTGTTGACACAACAGTTAACACTGTACCGTTTATACCTTCAGTTCCTGCAGTATGCACTGGTAACAAGTTTGATTGGTACCATTCGCAACGAGAGAATGCGCCAACTTCCCAGCTCATTGCTGTTTCATCGTTACGCTTAGTTGCAAATTGATTCAAGCCAGAACCTACAATATCAGGCACAGCTATATCACTTAAGAAGCCTTTAGTAGAATTCTTAGGCGCGCCAAAGTTTCTATAGAAAGACAACATTTTGGCTAATTGGTTAAAGGTCGTAATAGGAGTAACACCGTCACCGTAGAACCTAAAAGTATTAGTCACGCACACATTGGCAACTGATGCTTCAACGTTAGCGCTCAATTCTTCAACAGCACTCTTTGCAAACTTGTCCCAATATTCTTCAACATTGAATAAAATTTGTTGGCTTGTGAAGTTGTATGCAACATTCTGTGCTTGATTCACGGTTAATGTTTGCACGCGTTGAACGGATGCTTGTTGAGTAATAACAAGGGTATTGCTTGTTACATAACGTGGTGTTCTGTCAAATGTTACTGTATCGCCTAAGTTGCCAATCTTGTCTTCAAAGTTTAAAAACTTTGTATTAGCGGTAGTTACGAAACAGTTTAAGTTAATTAAATACGCAAGGTCACTTGCTTGATATGTTGCAACTTGTTGCAGAATCGCATTAGGTGCAGTAGTAGTCATGACATTATCTCCAAAGTTAAAAATCCTTTAGACAAAGATAATGGTATGGCTTTTAAGAATTACCCCCTGTAACGCGGGTCTTTTCTCATATCACTTATTGTGCGTCTACCAGTATCCTGTCCGGCTGCTTTGGAAGCTTTCATTCTAGATAGCGGAGTTGGCGATTTCTGATTGCTTGCAAGCGCTTGCTCGTTCTGCTTAATCGAGGCAGACAACGCGGCCATTTGCTTCTTCGCCTGAGGCGGATTAGACAATGCCATCACATGCAAATCGACCAGCTTTCTAGGATTCTTGCCCAGTTCATACATGATGTCTGGCAGGTTATCGTATTGGCTAGCCATGATAGTTACTTGCGGATACGCGGCAGGTGAGAAATCCTGCGTTACCTCTTCGAAGTCGTCGTAGAGCTCTTTGCCCTGCGCCATCTTCTCCATATAGGTTTCTGCAATCTTGTTCACTTCTGCTGTTTCTAGGTCACGTTTATGAGCTGCTTGTTGCTCGTCCATTTGCTTTTGCATCATTTGCGCTGCTTCTTGAAGCAATGCATCTTTATCAAAACCAGGTTGAGCTTGGGGTTGCGCTTGCATACCACCCATTGAAGCACGCTCTCTGGCGAGCCTAGCTTGTACCGCTCTATCAACATCAGCCTGAGTGTGCGTTTTTACCTGTTCAACAGGTTGCTGCTCAGACAAATGCTCAGCTACATCAGTCGCTACATCTTCACTACTCATTAAAACTTCCTTTTCCTTTTTAACCGTTAAGAATAACGTATGCCGTATATCGTTACGTGGACGAATGGCTTTACCGTAGCCATCAAACGTAAACCAGGTTTTAATGTGCCTGTACACGCAATTAATATAGCAGGCTGATTTGAGTTGTGCAAGCATTGCGAAGATATGCTCGACATGGTTCTACGTGGAACATGGCTATTATCCAAATTTGGATAATGACCATTGACTAAATTTAGCCAAAAGAAAACCCAGGCGTACATTCCAGCATGGAAGCTGATTTGCAGAGGTCTGGGTCATATAGAGCGCAGCTCAAACTTTTTTAGTGTACAATTCAAAGTCATCATCGCCGCGCATAAATTGGCAGGAAAGCCGGTGTTTAACCACTTAAATACGAAAGCCCGTCGACTTTACTTCCCCATAAACATTATAAACCTTCTTGTTGCAACTGCCCAACTTGTTGTTGCTCTTGAGCTTGCTGTTGCATTTCTTGCTCACCTTGGTGCTTCATAACCTCAATAGCTTGCTGAATAGTGGCTGTAGCTGCTGCGCTTGCCGCATTTTCACGCTCCATATCAAGCCTAATGCCAGCTTCACGAGCTTTAAGCTCTAGCTCTTGACGAGCCAGTTCATTCTTCTCTTGCATCTCTGCAAGTTTACCGACTTGTATTGCCATGTCAGCTTCAATCTTGGCCATTCTAGCTTGTGATTCCATTTGTGCTTGAGCTAATTGAGCTTGGATAATCTTGTCAATTTCTTGCGGTTGGCCTTTAGCCTGTTCAGCATCAGCGGCCATTTGTGCTTGGAATTGATCTACACTCTCTTTCAATTGCTCAATACCTGGCAAATCTAGACTATCTAGAATCACTGGCATGCCTTGCCTATTAAAGAACTCTGCCAATGTAGGAGATACCTGCATAGCTTGGGTTAACATTTCAAAGTTAATCTGTTTTTGAATATGGGTATTTACGCCAGCTTCTACCACCACATTTAGCTCGTGTGGTTCATAGTTGAACATGATGGCATCTTCCATTTCCTCACCTTCGGCTTCTTCATTGCCCTCATCTTCAATCTGGCTTTGCATGCCGCCCATGCCAGCTTCTTGTGCCTTTTGCAGCATTTCCTTTTGCTTGTCCACTTTAGGATATGGCGCATTGATAACTTGATAATCTCTCTTTCCGCTTGGCAATCTAACTGGTGTGGTGCGCGGAGTATTATAAATTAGAGGCATTAAATGCAGAATTACCTCAAAGCATCTCTGCAATGAAACAATGAAGTTAGTGTAATAAGGCTGGGCAGCAGCATTAGATTGCATAGCCCCTTGCTGTATAGCCTTGCCACTTATTTGATTGCCGGCAATACCAAGCACTGCATCATAACTACCTAATACTTGCTGGATAATAGCCTGGCTTCCCATGAAGGTCTCTTGTACCAATGGTGGGGTTGGCATACGCTGTACAACTTGTGGAGGTGGAATTTGCATCTGAGGGTTGTCAGGATCAACATGATTGTATGGCAGAGTCCCTGCAATTTGAGGATACTGCCAAGCCTTAACGTAAGCCTTTGGAATACCAGCAACTGGTACCATGTAAGTGTTGCGCGGCATATCCTCCAGTTCTTTGCCTATAGTTTGTCCGGCAAAGTTAAAAAGCTTTTGAGCGCCTTTTGCATGGTAAGTGTAAGGTTTACACATCTGGCGCATCTGTCCACCCGACTCTTCCTGAATTTGGGCTGAATTGCCATCAAAAAATATCAAGGGTAGCATCGGATAGAATGTTTGCTTATGCTCTAACTTTTCATTTTGGCAAATACGATACCTGTCAATTGAAGTAACGACAGTTTTACGCCTCTCAAGAA